GCAGGTGTGCACCGGAACTCCCGCTGGCAGTGCTTCTGGAACAGGTCCTTGAAGTTCGTGGCTGAGTTCACAATCTCGTCGACATCCAAGTACGTCTCCATGACGGAGGTTACAAATGCATAGACGACGGCAAACCGATTGCCGCAGTCTGTCCACAGCGCCCCGAGAAAGGCCTCAAAGATATCCCCCAGCTTCTTGGCATTGTTGCGACCGTCAATGGCCACCGAGTCCTCATTGTGGCGGGAAATCACGTAGAACCGGTTCAGGCCCATGGTCTTGGACAGCTCACCCAGCCGCTCATTGTTCACCAGCTCCTTGCGGGCATCGGTGAGGAACCCCTGCTTCTTCTCGGGGTAGCGTTTCCGCAGATAGGTGGCGATGCACACACCCAGCACGGAATCCCCCTCGAACTCCAGACACTCGTAACTCTCATCCTGCAAGGGCATCACGCCGTGGGGACAGGGCGCTAACTCTGCAGGCTGTCCGTCGGGTGTGGTGTATTCGGAGCGGCGGACATAGGTCGTATGGACCATTGCCGTCTGAAACACCTTGCGATGCGTCACACGATAATGGGGAAGACCATGACGATGGAGAATACGGTGGATATCGGCTTCGGTGAATGCGCGGTTGCCTGGGTTGTAGGGTGAGTACATGAGTCGTTTGTTGGTTATGCTGGCTTTATTCATTTTACACGTTACACGTCACACGCCCAACCCCATGTGATTCTCATTCTGCAGAAAGCGAGCAGCCTGTTCGTGCGTGAAGAAGTCCACGCCTGTCCGCTTGCAGATCTCTCGCACGAGCTCTAGGAACATGAACGTGGTTGGGTGGCAAATATCCAGCATCAACTTCTTGTCCTTGAATCGTTCAAACATGTCGGATGCGGTAATGTCCACATTGTTCGCGCGTTCCCTAGCCTGGAGTCCCTTCAGGATATCGGCGTCACTGTAGTCCCATTGGATGGACGGAACCTTGAGGAGCATACACGTGGGGCCCTTCAACTCACGAAGCGTCTTCTCGTTGCAGAATGTTGACTTCCAGCCCACGACCTCTTGGTACACAATGACGTCACTGGCCCGCACGCGGGCAATCGCCTCGTCGTGGTCAAGTATCTTGTCCGCGCACTTGTCGCTCCAGGATGCGAGATGCTCGAGGAACTCCTTGCCGTAGCATACCCACTTGGCATCGTCGGCCAGTTGTTGGAAGTAGTAGCACAGAGCGACCAATTGGCAGTTGCCAATGAAGGTGACCTTCATTTACACCGGGCGGCTACAAGAATCAGACGTTTTTTACGTGATAGACAGTAATGGGTCAGGTCCAGTCGTTTGCCTACAATCTTGGACTCGGAGTACCGGAGGAGCCACCCAAGACGCAGACTGTCGTGGATGTGGCTACCTGTGTCTACGACACGCCCTTGCTCTGCGACATGGCGGTGGGACTGGTCTTCTTCAACCCCGCCAAGTCCAAGCGCATGCTCATGAACTATTTGTACACGGTGGAAAAATTGAAGCGTGCCAAGCTACCGTACTACACGTTGGAGTTGACCTACGGAACCGAGAAGCCCGAGATTGCAGATGCCTTCCACGTCAGCGCCAAGAATGCTCTGTTCAACAAGGAACAGCTCTGCCGCATGCTGGAACGCCGCATGCCGTGGCGCTACTCCAAGGTTGTGTTTCTGGATTCCGACTTGGTGTTCACGAGCAAAACGTGGTATGCCGACACGTCCAAGCAGCTGGCCAAGTTTGATGTGGTCCAGCCCTTCTCGTCTGCAGTGTGGCTGGATATCACGTATACCAAGGCCACCCTGGAGCGGTCAAGCGTTGTCTACATGAACAGGACCAAGACGTACAACCATCTGTATCACCCTGGGTTCGCATGGGCCTTCAAGCGCTCCTGGTTTCGCAGATACGGATTCTACGAGTATGCCATCACAGGCAGTGGTGACACGCTCAGCACGGCGGCGTGGATGGGCGTAGAGTTCCCCAAGGGCTATCTCAAACCCGCATTCCTGCGGTCCTTCAATGAGTATCGGCGCATGCCGAAGCCGACCATGAGCTGCACACCGGGCAAGGTGTATCACTTGTGGCACGGCACGCACAAGAACCGCAAATACGTGGACCGCCATCAGATTGTTGATGGAGTCCAGGACGTCCAACGCATCGTCCGTCCCAACTGGAGTGGAGTGTTTGAGGTGACGGACAAGGAGGTGGCGGCCAAGTTGCTCGAGTACTTTACCCAGCGGGAGGACGACGGAGTTTAAAGATATTTTCTCGGTGATACTCATATATCACGTTAATGGTGAAGCATCTGTGCACGCTGGCCCACCGCGTGCTTCAGACTCAGCAGACCTTGTCGTGTGCAGTTACTCGGATACAGCATGGATTTCTACCCCACGAGAATGCAAAAGAAGCCCAACGAAACCTCCAATTGCTTGCCAGTCTCCTCAAGGAGATGGAAGACGCCATCCGAGCTCCGAAACCAACCTATAGTCAACCCCGAACTATACATCAATGATCCATTGACTTCAGCTCAAACCCAAAGTCGTCCTCCGTCAGCGTCGGCTCGTGACGGCGGATAATCTCCTTCATGACCTCTTGGCCACGTTCGCCCAGGATGTCACGCAGGTACGTGTCCAGCGTCTTCTTGGACAGGGTCCAACCCCGCTTCCACTGGTTGGGGCGCTTGACAGCAAAGGTCATCTTGGACTCTTTCAGCTCAATCTTGTCGGGGAGCACGTTGTTCGCGTAGACCGCAGCCAAATCCAGCTCCAGCGTCCGCTTGCGGTCACGGACTTCGGCAATCTCAGCGTTCATCTCGCTCAGTTGCTTCGTCGTCTGGATGTACTTGCTGAGCACGGGCTTGAGGTCCTCCATTGTGTTCTCTGTTCTCCCCAGATTAAAAGCGTCCGTTTTTAACAATGGGGTCGCTGTTTGACGCAAAGGCAGTCAAACAACTGGCAAGGGTCTACAACTCGGCTCATCCGAAGGAGCCACCTGCAAAGTCATGGACCGACCTCCAAGCGCGACTCCACTCCAAGTGTGCCGAGGGCACACCGTCGTGTATCGTATCCTCCTTGATGGCGCCGCCCAATGCACCTGCGGACTGGGCGGCGAAGCGAACGGACTGGCTGTCCAGCGACGACATTGACAAGGTTGAGAGGCAGTATGTCAAGCTGTTTGAGGGCTACTACTTTGTGGGATGTGTTCCCATTGACTTTGACAAGAAGTCAGAGTTATCGGAGTGCATCGTGAGCACGCTGTGTTCTATGCGCCTGGACAAGCTGGCAAAGAGGGGCAAGACGCGCATCGGTATCGTGTTCAACACGGACACGTCGGATGGTCCCGGAGAGCACTGGATTGCGGCCTTTTGCGACATTCGCCCCGAGCTGGAGTATCCCCGCATGACGTACTTTGATTCCTACGCCCACAAGCCCGAACCGCAAATCGTGGAGCTGATGACGCGATGGCAGGGACAGTGGGATGCTGTATCGGGTCAGCAGCCGATGCGACTCAGCTACAACACTGTGCAGCACCAGAAGAAGGACACGGAGTGCGGCATGTACTGCTTGTATTTTCATTGGGCCTGCCTGATGAACCTGCCCATGGACAAGCCGATTCCCGACGACGTGATGAACGCATTCCGAAACCTTCTGTTCAGAATGCCTGAAAATTAGCATGCCACAACACAATGGAAATGATATTGGCTGCTGGCGCCCTCGTGGCTGCTGGATACCTCATTGCACAAGAGGTGAAGACAGAAGTGGCAATTCCTCCCCGCAAGCGCGTGGCCGATTACTATGTGGCTGGGACAACCGACGTGGACGACGCCATGTCAAGCGGCAAGCGACTGCTGGAGCTCAACATTGGATCTGATATGCAGGACCGTCCCGTCATCCTGCCGTCGGGTGACAAGTTTGAACCCGTGTGTGTGACCTTGTTGAACCAGGCATTCTTCGCGTTGCGGCGAGACCCCTTTGTCCTGTCCTTGGTCTTTCACACGGATACGACCGTGACACTCAATGCAGTGGCCAAGTCTCTACGGGAAACGCTCCATCGTCATTTGGTACCGCCGACCCCTAACCTGGCTGAGGTGCCGCTGGACACACTTGCGGGTAAGCTGATTCTGGTCTCGGGTCCCGAAACACGCGGGTCGGACTTGGAGCCACTCGTCACTCTGTCGTGGGGTGACTCGGGCCTGCGTCGTCTCGACTACGCCCGTGCGCTCCATCCTCGCGACCCCGAGGAGCTGAAGCGGTTTGCGGAACACAATTTGGTCTTGGTCGTGCCTGACAAGTCCAGAGGTGTGTATGCAGGTGACAACGACATTGTCGCGTCAGGATGCCAGTGGAATCTGGCAGGGACAGGAGCTGGATTCATTGAACGAGCGAGTGTGTAACATTTTCGTGCTGAACTAACAAAATGGCAAACGCTTGGCTCTCTCACGTAAAGTCAACGATGGCGGACATGAAGCGCAAGGGCACGTACAAGAAGGGTATGGGTCTGTCGCAGGTCATCAAGGCGGCGAAGCTGACGTACAAGAAGTCGTCGTCCAGCAAGAAGACCCGTCGTAGCGGCCGCAAGGGGCGCAAGAGCCGCAAGGGCTTCATGGGAATGATGGAATAAGCGTCCACACAACATAGAGTGTAATCACGAACCAACTCCACATATACACTTGAAGACACAGGGATGCACGCTCATACCTCTGTTTTGCCAAGTAGCTCTCGGTGCGAAACCCGATGAGTCCGGTGGTGGTCCCGCTTTCCTCCTCGTTGTTTTCGGCAGGTGGTGCTGCGATCATTCTTACTAGAACATCCGCTCTTGTAGTAAGCCACACGTCGCACGTACGCCTTGAATGACGGGATATTTGGGGACATGGCCTTCAGCAGTCCGTACATCCACCTGAGGTAGGCGCGCTGAGAAGACAATGCAACCTCGTGCTCCTCAATGTAGTCGGCAAAGACCGTGCGGTAGTCGTCAAATGGGAACACCTTGGATAACGCGTGCATGAAGGTGCGTTGCGTCGCCATGTTCGTCTTCTCGGGCTTGAAGTTGTAGGCAACCGACATTAAGAAGTCGCGCCCAGGGACCTTGGTGGGTTTCATGGCCATGTACTTGGCCTTAACCTGTTCAAACTTCGGGTCGGGTCCAGGGTTCACCACCTTCGGGTCGTCTGCGCACTGGGTCCGCAACTTGTTGTTCACCATATT